GAACTCGTTGGCTTCATAGCCGCGGGTGGTGTCGCGGGTCAGTGGCCGCAGTGGTGGTGACCACAGCCGTGGCTCGGGGCGTCCGATGATGTCGTCGCCGGGGAAATGTGCGGCAGTTGGGTCGTGGTCGGCGCAGTGCTGGGCGCCGTGCGGTGCCAGCTTCCGGCAGCCGGTCTGGCAGCAGCGTTTACGCCCGGCGAGCTTCCCGGAGGGCGGCGAGTTTGCTGGTGCCACCGGTGCCGCCTCCCGCCGGCTTTCTTCCTGCGGCCCGTGCCCGGGGTGTGGCGCCGAGGGCTTCGAGCGTGGCGAGCAGCTTCGGCCCGAGGTCCTTCAGCTGCTCAGGGTCGGCGTCGATCGTGGCCGCGTACCGTTCGGCCAGCGTGGCCGCGGCGGAGTCCTCGGGCCGCAGGGTCAGGTTCGCGATCGTGTGCTGAACGGTCGGGAGTAGCAGTTCGTCTGCGCTTCGGAGGCTCACGGCACCACCATCCCTACTTGTCCTACCTGTCCCATAGGATTATAGGGATTTACTGTATGCTCTGGTCGTGGCCGGTTTCTGGCGTGGAATCTTCGCAGCTCCCAGGGAGCCGTTGAGGATGGCAGCCGCCCGGCCGCAGGCCCGGTTCTCCGTAGAGGTCCCTCCGGAGATGTTGGAGGCGATGACTGGCGACGGTGCGGTTGCACCGCGGATGCGTAGGCGCGACGCGCTGCAGGTGCCGGCGGTGCTCCGGTCGCGGAACCTGATTGCCGGCACGCTCGGGTCGCTGCCGCACACGGTCATCGGCCCGGACAAGCTGGAAGTGGACCGCGGGACCTACCTGCTCGGCGGGAACATCGACCCGGACATTGCCAACTCGGTGGTGCTGGCGCAGACGTACGAGGACCTGCTGTTCGAGGCGATCTCGTGGTGGCGGGTCACCCGGGTGGGTTGGCACGGGTTCCCGATGGAGGCCCAGCATGTGCCGGTCGAGTCGGTGCATGTCGCCCCGGTCGGATCGTCGATGCCTTCACAGCAGCAGATATCGCCGGACCAGCCGTTCCCGGTCGACGGACAGGTGTTCATCGACGGAATCCCGGTCGGCGACCGGGAGGTGATCCGGTTCGACTCGCCGAACCCGCCGCTGCTGGTACACGCCGCCCGGGCCATCCGCACCTGTCTGAAGCTGGACCGGGCGGCCGCCCTGTATTCGGATGACCCGGTCCCACTGGGCTACTTCGAACCGCAGGAGGGCACCGACGGCCTGTCCAGCGCGGCTGGGTCGGCCAACGACGGCACCGACCGGTCCGAGGTTGACGTGCTGCTCGACGAGTGGCAGCTGTCCCGCAACCGACGCGCCTGGGGCTACGTGCAAGGGGTGACCGCCAAGAGCCTGCAGTGGGACCCGGAGCAGCTGCAGCTGGCCGAGCAGCGTCAACACGCGGTGCTGGAGATTGCCAGGGCCGCGGGGGTGGACCCGGAAGACCTTGGGGTGAGCACTACCTCCCGGACCTACCAGAACGGGGAGCAGCGCCGGCAGGACCTGCTGGATTTCACGCTGGGCGCATACGTGTCGGCGGTGCAGGACCGGTTGTCAATGCGGGACGTGCTGCCCCGCGGCTACATCGCACGGGTGCGGCTGGCCGGGTTCCTGCGTTCGGACACGAAGACCCGGATGGAGACGTACAAGATCGGTCTTGAGGTCGGGGCGTACACGCAGGATGAGGTCCGCGAGTTGGAGGACCGGCCGGCGCTGACCCCGGCGCAGCGTGCCGCCGTGCAGCAGCGGGCCGCGACCCCGCCGGCGAGCCCGGCCAACGGCCAGAACGGGAGAACCCCGGCCATGAACAGTCTTCATCCTGTCAAGTTCAGCCGTGCCACCGATGGGGTAGTGCGGTTGGAGTTCGACGCCGACGATGCCGCGCAGACGTTCCAAGTGGACTCTGATCAGCGGATCATCACCGGATTGGCTGTGCCGTACGGCAAGGTCGCACGGTCCGGGTTCGCGAAGTGGAAGTTTCGGCAGGGCTCGCTCCGGTGGACCGACCCCTCCCGGGTGAAGCTGAACCTGCACCACGACCGGCGGGAGCTCGTCGGTCGCGCCACCCGTCTGCAGGACACCCGACGCGGGCTTGTGGCCACGTTCAAGGTCGCCCACGGGCCGGAAGGCGATCGGGCGCTCGCACTGGCCGATGACCAGGTGCTCGACGGGATGAGCATCGAGGTCGATTTCAACGAGGAAATGGGCGACGGCTGGCAGCCGGACCCGTCCGACGAGTCGGTTCGCCTGGTCAACCAGGGCGGGCTGTCCATGGTCGCGCTAACCGGCATGCCCGCTTTCGACGATGCGCGGGTCACCGCGGTCGCAGCTTCACGAGACAATGGAGGGAAGGGCGTCATGCCCGAGAAGAACGAGCCGGCGGCGCCCGCCGCACAGTTCGACATGGACGGCTACATGACCAAGCTCGGCGAGAGCATGGTCGAGAGCCACAAGAAGCTGACCGAGGATCTCGCCGCGTCGCTGGGTGACTCGTTCTCCGCCGGGATCAAGGCGGCGCTGGAGAACCTGCACGACCCGCAGACCGACGGCCCGCAGCCGGTCCGCGCGGCCCGGTTCACCGTCACCCGCGAGGCGCCGATCTACACGCTCAACGGCGGCGGGCCGTGTCTGGTGCGCGATGCGTGGCAGGCCCATTTCCACCGCGACGACGAGGCGTACGCCAGGATCCGCAAGTTCCACCAGCAGACCGAGGAGATGAGCAAGATCGCTCACTCCAGGCTGCAGTTCGCCACCAACCAGATCCTGTCGTTCGGACCGACCACCACCACCTCGGCGGCCGAGGTGATCCCTCCGGGGTACCGGCCGGACCTGTTCGTGCCGCAGCTGGCACAGGGCCGCCCGTTCGTCAACGCGCTGTCCCGCGGCGTGATCCAGAACGCGACCCCGTTCGTGGTGCCGATCTTCGGCTCCGCGACCGGGGCGACCGCGGACCACGTGGAGGGGACACCGCCGAGCGACGGCACGCTGGCGTTCTCGACGAAGACGGTCACCCCTGGTGCGATCTCGGGCTTGCTGAAGCTGACCCGGGAGATCGTCGACTCGAGCAACCCGGCGATCGACCAGATCGCGCTCAACGCGATGCGGGAGTCCTACGCCCGGCAGACCGAGGCGAAGGTGTACACGCTGCTCAACGGCAGCTCCGGGCAGGGTGGCACCATCACCGCCGGGTTCGTCCCGTCCGGTGCTCAGGTGCGCACCACCACCGGCGGGTCGGCGGCTGCCGGCACCTTCGGTGGGCTGGAGCTGCTCCGCGGGGTCCGTGCGGCGCTGGCGGTCTACAGCTTCCGCCGGTTCGGCGCGCCCGACCGGGCGCTGCTCAGCCAGGAGGCGACCTCCGCGTTCGCGACCGCCGAGGATGCGCAGGATCGGCCGCTGCTGCCGTCGGTGGGTGCGCAGAACGCCGCCGGGGTCGGCAACGCCGTGCAGGTGGGCTGGTTCGTGGATGGGTTGGCGCACGTGCCGGCGTGGGCGATCACCGGCAACGCTGCGGGTGACGCGGACACGTTCACCCTCAACTCGATGGACGCGTGGGCGTGGGAGTCGCCGACCCTGGTCTTCCGGTACGAGGAGCGGTCCGGCCCCACCTTCATCGACCTGGCGCTGTTCGGCTACTTCGCCACCCACCTGCTGCGGCCGGTGGGCCTGTCCGCGATCCGGCACACAGTGGGCGCGTAGCCGTGGCCGTCACGCGCGCCGGTGGGCATGTGTTGCGGGAAACCGGGTGGGAGGTAGAGAGTGCCCCACCCGGTCACCCGGCCGCGCCCGCCACCGTCGTGGAGGAGCTACCGGAGCAGGTCGAGCATGCCGAGGCGCCACCCGCCGACGTGGGTGAACAGGTCGAGTCCGAACCGGCCCCTGGGCGGCCGGACCGGGCCGACTGCCCCGACTGCGGCAAGAAGTTCGCGGTCAACAAGGACGGCAGTCCGCGGAAGCACAGGTGCCTGATCGATGCGGCACCGCCGGATGTCACATTCGAGGAGGAGGAGGAGTAGCCGATGGCAACTCTGACCGTTCAGGCCGCGGCGGCCGGCGCAGCGTTGACCTTCGCCGCGGCCACCGCCGGTGGGGACGCTGTGCCGCAAGGTGTCGGGCTCGGCGGGTGGCACCTACCGGTGGTGCTGGTCGTGCGTAACGCACACACCGCCGCGCAGACCGTCACCGTCGAGGGGCTGGCGGCCGTGTCGGTGCCGGCCAACACCGGCCTGGTGGTCATCCCAGTGACCGGCGGTGCGTACGGCACCCTGCACCCGGTCACCTACTCCGGGGTCACCGCGCTGACGGTGGCCGCGGCCCGGCTGACCGATCCGCTGGAGTAGTGCGTAATGCCCTGGCCACCGGTGTTGGACGAGCTGAAGGAGGATCTGCGCTCCCGTGGCGAAGACCCGGTTGCGTTGGACGTCGACGACGACCGGCTGCAGACCGTGCTTGACGCGTCGGTCAGCTTCGTACGCCGGGTGCGGCCCAGGTTCAACTACGACGCCGACCTGGACAGCACGTTCCCGGACCCGACCGCGGATCTGGTGTTGGGCACGGTGCGGCTGGCGTCCCGGTGGCACACCCGGCGCCGCTCCCCCGACGCGCTGATCGAAATGGGGGAGCTGGGCGCCTCCCGGGTCCCCAGCTTCGACCCCGACATTGACCGGCTGCTGAGAGTAGGAAGACATGCCATCCCTGTTGTCGGCTAAACGTTGCGTCTGCGGGACAGAGTTCACGCCGTGGCGTCGCGACCAGATCGCCTGCTCTCCGGCGTGCAGTTCCCGCGCTCACCACACACTGAATCGTGAGGTTCGGCTGGCGGCGGCGCGGTCTCGGCGTCGCGATGCCCGCGTGCTCCGGTGTATCGAGCTGGGGCTGCCCATCACCGCGTCCGAGACCGAACTTCGCCGCGCTGCACAGCGAAGGGCCGAGGTGGGCTACAAGGACGCGCACACCCGGGTACGTACGGTCCGGGGAAAGGCGTCTCAGTATGCCTGTGTGGACTGCTCGGGGGCGGCCGCGGAGTGGAGCTACAACCACACCGACCCGGACGAGCGAGTCCAGCGGCTGAGGGATACGCGGAGCCGAGCCGGCGGCTGGGTCCGGGAACTGGCCTACAGCCTCGACCCGGCGTTCTATGACCCTCGCTGCCGGCCGTGCCACATCAGGCACGACCAGGGCCGTCATGCCCTGCCGGTGGTGGGCTGATGGCTGGCGAGGTGAAGGCGGCGGCGGAGGCGCTGGAGACGGCGCTGCGCACGGTCGAGGGGCTGCGTGTGTTCCGGGACCCGGGGGCCAGCGTGGACCCGCCAGCGGCGATCCTGGGTGCCCCGGCGTTGGGCTGGCGCGCGTTCTGCCCCGCGCCTACCAGTGCACGGTTCACCGTGTTCGTGGTCGTCCGCGCCGACGAGCGGGCGATGGAACAACTGTGGGACCTGATTCTGGTGGTCGCCGCGGCAGTGGAGGAGCAGGTGCAGGAGGCGTCGGTGCGCCCCGGGGACCCGGCCGCCCTGCCTGGGACGTTCCCCACCGGTGGCGGCAACCTGCCGGCCTACTCGATCGAAATCGACTACGAGCTTTAGGGAGGGTGCCATGACCGTCCACAACCGGCGACACAAGCTGGTCCAGTTGTCCGTCGGCGGCAACCAGTTCGAATGCCAGGTCCGGTCGTGGACCCTGGAAAGCGGCGAGCAGGACGGGGAGCGCCAGTTCACGTTCTGCCCGGATGGCGAGTTCGTCGAAGAGACCGACCCGGAGCCGTCGCTGGAGCTGGAGTTCTTCGGGGACTGGCGCTCCGGCGGCATCTCCGACTACCTGTGGGCGAACCGGGGCCAGGAAGCGGCGTGCACGATCGTGCACCACCCGGGCACCGTCGGCGAGACGGTGCAGTTCTCCGGGACGGTGCGGCTGAAGGCCCCGCCGGTCGGTGGCGAGGCCCGCACCACCGAGATCCAGACGGTGACCCTGATGGTCACCAACCTTGAGTACGTGCGGATCTAGGAGGTCCTGATGTCCATGGAGTCGAAGTTGCTGGTCTCGGCATCGGGGAAGCTCACCCAGAGCCAGGACCTTGGCAATGCGGTGGCCACCGCGTTGAAGTCGCTGAACATCAGCCTGGCCGACGGGGTTGCTGCCGGGCAGGCCGACCGGCTGTTCGCCGACACCCGCACCCTGGGCGTCTCGGCGAACGAGGATCTCGACCTGGCCGGGACGATGCTGCAGGATCCGCTGGGCGCCGACCTGAGCTTCCTGCGGGTGAAGGCGCTGCTGGTGGTTGCCGCCCCCGCGAACGTGAACAACGTGGTGGTCGGCAACTCGGCCACCGCCACGTGGATTCCGCTGCTCGGTGCCACCGGCACGGTCACCCTGCGGCCGGGGGCCGCGTTCGCCGCGTTCGCCGGGGCCGCCGACGCCACCGGGTACGCGGTGGTCGCCACCACCGGAGACCTGCTCCGGGTGGCCAACAGCGGCGCCGGTTCCACGGTCAGCTACGACATCCTCGTAATCGGTGCATCAGCATGATGACGTTCCGGGTGAGTCCCGATGGTGGCGAGCCGTACCAGGTGACCGCCTACGCCCGTGACGTGCTCGTGTGGGAGAAGGCGGGCAAGGGCCGGGCGTTCGGTGACATGGCCGAGCACACGAAGATCGGCGACCTGTACGGGCTGGCGTACTTCGCGTCCCGCAGGCAGGGCCTGTACACCGGCAGCCTGTCCGAGTTCGAACAGGACGCGGATGTGAACCCGGTCGACGAGGACGAGGACGAGGCGGACCCGGACCCTACCCCCGCGGCTCCCTCAGCCGCATCCTCGTCGAGCTCGCAATCGCCACCGGCATCCCCCCGGCGCTCTGGGCCGAGGAAGGATACCGGTCGGTCGTAACCGCGCTGGAGGTGTTGGAGAAGGCCGCTCACGAAGCGAAGGACCCGCGGGGCCGGGTGTCTGGATAGGAGGTGCGCACGGTGGCCAAGGCCAAGAAGACCAGCCTCACCATGACGGTGCGCATCGAGGGGGTTGAAGAGACCCTCCGCGCGTTCCGCCAGCTGCCGAAGGATGCCAACAACGAGCTGCGGGACCGGGCCAAAAGCCTTGCGCAGACACTGGCCGGCAAGGTGAAGGCCGCCGCCGCCTCGGACCCGTCGCCACAGGCCGCTCTGCTGGTGCCGACGATCCGGGCTAGGCGGGACCGGGTGCCGGTGATCGCGGCCGGCGGGAGCAAGCGGGTCGGTCGCAAGCGGGTGCCGGCGTGGGCGGTGCTGTTCGGCGCAGAGTTCGGGTCCAACAGGTTCACCCAGTTCGGCAAGCCGCACTCCGGCCGGCAGGGAAGCTGGCTGTTCGGGGTGGCCGATCGGGAGGCCGCCACGATCGAGCGGGAGTGGAACGCAGCAGCCGATGAGGTCGCCCGCCGGTGGGCGACGATGGGCGGCCGGTGATGGCCGCCGGGGTGCGCACTTTGATCGTCCGGTTCCGCAGCGACACGAAGGGCCTGGATTCCGCCGGCAAGTCCGCCGGCAAGTTCGGCACCGTGGTGCGCAAGGCCACGCTGGCAGCCGGGGTTGGGCTGGTCGCGGTCGGCGCCGGCGTGCTCAAGATCAGCAAGGATGCGGTTGAAGGGTGGCGGGAACACCAGAAGGTGGTCGCCCAGACCGGGGCGGTGATCAAAGCCACCGGCGGAGTCGCGAACGTCACCGCCGAACAGGTCACCAAGCTGTCCGACTCGATTGAGCGCGCCACCGGCGTGGACGGGGACCTGATCCAGACCGGTGCCAACCTGCTGCTCACGTTCAAAAACATCCGCAACGAGGCCGGCAAGGGCAACGCGATCTTCGACCGGTCCACTCAGGCCGCGGTCGACCTGTCCGCGGCCGGGTTCGGGTCGGTCGACTCCGCGGCCAAGCAGCTGGGCAAGGCACTCAACGACCCGCTCAAGGGCATCACCGCGCTGACCCGATCCGGGATCACGTTCACCGAATCCCAGAAGGAGCAGATCAAGGCACTGGTTGAGTCCGGTGACGTCCTGTCAGCGCAAAAGATCATTTTGGGGGAGGTGGAGAGCCAGGTCGGCGGGTCGGCCAAGGCGCAGATGACCGCCACCGACCGGATGATGGTCGCCTGGCGGTCCTTCCAGGACACCCTGGGCAAGTTCCTGATCCCGGTGATCGACAAGGTTGCCGCCAAGCTGGGCACCTTCGCGGCGTGGATGGAAGACAAGGGTGTCCCCGCGCTGAAGCGCATGGCCGGATGGATCCAGGAGCACATCGTTCCCGCGCTGCGGGACCTGGCGAGCTGGTTCGGCGAGCACATCGTCCCCGCGCTACATGCGGTGGCCAGGTTCATCGCCGACAAGGTGGTGCCGGCGATCCAGGCGCTGGCCGAGTGGATCGGCAAGAACAAGGAGGTCATCCCCGCGGTTGGGATCGCCATCGCTGTGCTGCTGGTGCCTGCGTTCATCGCCTGGGCGATCGCCGCCGGCACGGCCGCGGTGGCCACCATCGCCGCCGCCGCCCCGGTGATCCTGATCGGCCTGCTGATCGCCGCCCTGGCATTCTTGATCATCAAGAACTGGGACACGATCAAAACGGTGACACTGAAGGTGTTCTCCGCGGTGTGGTCGTTCCTGAAGGGCTTGTGGGAGAAGGCCACCGGGTTCATCGGCCGGGCCATCGAGGCGATCAAGACGATCTTCTTCAGGTTCAACCCGCTCGGGATCATCATCAAAAACTGGGGGAAGATCACCGGCTGGATCACCGACCAGTGGAACAAGATCAAGGAACGCATCTCCAACGCCGTCGGCAAGATCAAGGGCTTCTTCTCCGGCATGTGGGACGGCATCAAGAACGGGCTGAAATCCGCCCTGAACGGCGCAATCAGCCTGATCAACTCTGCGATCGGCGGAATCAACATGCTGATCGCGGGGGCCAACAAGGTGCCAGGGGTCAGCATCCCCAGCATCCCCACGATCCCCCGTCTGCACTCCGGCGGGGTGGTGCCGGGCCCGCTGGGCAAAGAGGTGCCGATCCTGGCCCGCGCCGGTGAGCGGGTGTTGACCCGGGAGCAGGACCTGGCCGGCGGCGGCGACACCAACGTGACGGTGATCATTGACGGCCGGGCGATCGACGAGTCGCTGGTACGGGTGGTGCGTAGCCGGGACCGTGGCCTGAAACGGCGTGTGCGGGCCGGATCGGGGGCGTTCGCATGAGCATCGTGCTGAGCCACCACGACGACACCTGGCGCGTGAGGATCACCCTGTCCGACCTGCCGAACGGCACGGTCAACGTGGAACGGTCCACCAACCAGCTGTTCTGGCAGCCGGTGCGCGGCGGGGAAGACCTTCCGGTTGTCAACGGCGGCGCGGTGTTGGACGACTGGGACGGGTACGCCGAAGGCGTACCTAACCACTACAGGGTGACACAGGCCAGTTTGGAGGATCTAGTGGAAGTCTTCGACACCAGCGGCACGTGGACCAAACCGCTCGGGCTGGTCGCCGCGAAGGTGACCGTCACCGGGTCGGGTGCCGGCGGCCAAGGGATCGCCGCATCCGGTGATGCTGCCGGCGGTGGCGGCGGTGCAGGCGCCACGACCATCGCGTGGATACCGGCCGCAGACCTGGGGGCGACGGAGACGGTGACGGTGCCAGCCGGCGGTGCCGGCGGGGTCGGCGCGGGCACACCGGGGACGGGTGCTACGACCACGTTCACGCGGACGACCGGAACAAACGTCACTGCCGGCGGCGGCGGCTCGACCGCGATCGAGGGCAGTGGCGGATCCGGTGGCACTGGCGGTGGCGGTGGGACGGTCATCCCTGGCGGTGACGGGCAGAGCGGGTCGACCGGCGGCTCCGTGTCCACCGCCGGCAACGGCGGGGCCAGCTACTGGGGTGGCGGCGGGATTGGAGCCCGTGGCCGTGTCACCAGCGGGCAGGCTGCCGGCACTGCGGCTACCACGCCCGGTGCCGGCGGTGGCGGCGCGAACGTCTCAGCCGGCGGGTCGGTGCAGAACGGCGGCGCCGGTGGCGCCGGCAAGGTAATCGTCGAGCACATCTTCGCCTGATGAGCTGCCATGTCTGAGACAGCGACGATCACACCCAGCCACGGCGGGAAGATCATCCTCAAGTCGGTGCGCTTCCCGTTCCTCAACCGGCCGGTGACCGTGGTCGAGTTCACTGACGCGGCGTTGGGTGACCGGGGTGGCATGGCCGAGGTGTCCGGCCGGTCCGTGCCGATCTCCACCCCCGACCAGCGGGCGTCGCACACCTTCGACGTGGAGCTGATGACCACCACCCCGGTCGAGGCCCGGAACCTTCAGATCATCCTGATCGCCAACCCGCACCTGTTCCTGCACACCCCGAACGGGTGCGTGGTGCCCGGTGGACACGTCCGGGTCGGTGATGTGGCCCCGGACCGGCGTACCCGCTCGGCCAGCTCGCCCCGCCGGTACTGGCGGCTGCCATGCCGGCTGGTCGCCCCGCCTGGGCCGGGTGTGACCGGCGGGACCATGACCTTCGCAGCCTTGCTCGAGCTGTACGGCAGCTTCGACAACATGCTCGCCGCGAACTCCACGTTCGACGACCTGCTCGCGTTGATGGCCACACCCGAATCCTTGGTGGTGATCTAGATGGGTACGACCGTCCCGTACGGGCTGCGGTTCCCGGTCGGCACCGACGTGCCCAACGTGCCATCCCGGATTCGGGACCTGGCCGAGGACGTCAACGACGAACTGGCCCGCATCGACGTGGACGTGGCCGCGGTCAGCCAGGTCCTGGCCGCCATGTTCCCGGCCACCGTCCAGGACTTCGATGACACCGGCATCTTCACGTTCACCAACACCAGCTTCGGAATCGGCACGTCCGGCGGCACGTACGTCAACTGCGGGGTGGCGTTCGTCGCGCCCACCTCCGGCCGGGTGATGTTGTTCTGGAATGCGGTGGTGGACATCGAGGCCGGCAGCAACGCGGTCGCCTACGTATCCCCGGTGGTCCGCACCGGTGCCGCCGTCGGGTCGGGAACCACTGTGCTGGCCGCGGCCGACAACAACGCCCGCCGGGCAACCAGATCCCAGGTCGGCGCCGACACCGACAGCAGCGCGCGGAACCGGGCCGGCGCTTCCTACCTGCTGTCCGGCCTGACCGCCGGCAACAGCTACAACGTGCGCCTGGAGCACCGGGTCACCTCCCAGACCGCTGAGACGTTCCACCGTGCCGTGCAGGTGGTGCCAGCAACATGAGCGTCGTCAACATGATCGTCGGAGCTGTCACCCCCAGCGGCGCCACGTTCGCGGCGAAGGTGAGCGGCGGCGGGCCGGTGCGGGTGGCGGTGGACACCGCCGCGGCCATGACCTCCCCGGTGTTCACCGCCTCGGCAGCGGTTGACGCCCAGGGTGTGGCGAAGGTGTCCATCGCCGGGCTGGCCGCGTCGACTCGCCACTTTTGGCAGGTCGAGGACAACGGCACCCTGGATACCAGTCTCACCGGCCAGTTCCTGACCCACCCGCCGCTGGGCGTTCCCGCAGACGTCACCTACGCGGCCGCGTCCTGCGCAGGGCTGGCCCCCGAGTTCCCCGGTGATGCCGGCGGCGAGCTGGACGCCAACCTGGTATCCAACCACCCGGTCCACGACACCATCCGCACCCAGGCCCTGGCCAACGGCTGGCTCGGATTCGTCCACCTCGGCGACTGGGGATACCCCGACTGGGGCGTCAACCTCACCGACACGATCGCGAACCGGCGCACGTTCTATGACAACCTGCTGGCGCAGTCCCGGCAGGCACAGCTGTTCCGCGAGCTACCCATGGGCTACCTGTGGGACGACCACGATTTCCTGGCCAACAACCAGCGCGGCGCGTCCACCAACGCGGCCACCGTGTACCGGGAGCGGATGCCGCACTACAGCCTGCCCGACGCCAACGGCATCTATCACAGCTGGCAGGTCGGTCGGGTGCTGTACATCGCAGCCGACGTCCGCTACTTCGGGTCTGCCAACGGCGACCCCGACGGGCCGAGCAAGACCATGCTCGGCGCCGACCAGAAGACGTGGATGGAAGGGGTCCTGTCCGCATCGGACGCCAAGTTCCTGGTCTGGTTCCTGCCGCAGCAGTGGCTGGGCACCACCACCGACTCGTGGGCGAGCTTCCAGACCGAACAGGCCGAGCTGGTCGCCATGTTCGCCGCAACCGGGTGGGCGTCCCGCATGTGCATCGTCTCCGGCGACTATCACGGCATCGCCATCGACACCGGCGGCAACAGCCCCGGCAACATCCCAGTCCTGCAGGCCGCCAGCATGGACGCCACCCCCGGCAGTGGCAGCGGTGGCACCTACACCCACGGGCCGCAGGATGGCCGCAACCAGTACGGCACCGTCCGGGTCGCCGACAGCGGCACCCACATGGTCATCACTTTGACCGGGTGGCAGGGTGATACGCAGGCCATGTCGTTCAGCGTCGGCCTGTCGATCACCGCACCAACCTCGGTTGCCACCGCGCAGGTCAGCGAGTTCGCGCAGGTCATCTCCGGCTCCCACGAACCCGTCTTCGACGCCCGGATCCTGACCGGGTGGCGCACCGGGCCCGACCCGGCCGGGACCACCATTCCCATCCTCGGCGGCGATGTCGCCTACGACGCCACCGCCGAGGTGTTCGCCAGCCTGTCCCTGACCACCGCTGGCATCGACGAGCATGACGACACGTCCCGGTTCCCCCGGTTGCCCGGCGACCTGCTCGCCCCCTACGGAAACGAGATCTGGGTCCGCCGCGGTGTCGACGTCGGCTCCGGTGTGCTGTGGGCCAGCCTCGGCTACTTCCGCATTGACGCGGCCGAACAGGACGACCCGCCGTACGGGCCGATCGTCCTGTCCGGGCAGGACCGGATGGCGCACCTGATCGACGCCCGACTGGTCGTGGCCCGCACGTTCGCCTCGTCGAACACGGTCGCGTTCGTGTTCGCCACCCTGGTCGGGGAGGTGCTGCCGCAGGCGACGATCCTGTTCGACGACGCCACCGCCGCCGCGCACCTGGGCCGGCGGCTGACCACGGAGGAAGACCGGTACGCGGTGCTGGCCGAGCTTGCAGACTCGTACGGCAAGGTCATGTACTGGGATGGGGACGGGTTCCTGCGGGTCGAGTCACCCCCGGACGAGGCGGTTCCGGTGTGGGAGGTTGCCGCCGGGCCCGGCGGGGTGCTGCTCACCTCCGGGCGCCGGGTCACCGCCGAGGGGATGCGCAACGGGTGGGTGGTCACCGGTGAGGGTGGCGACCAGCAGGTCCCGGTGCGGGCGGTGGCGGTCGACGTCGGCGCGTCCTCGCCCACCCGGTGGGGTGGCCGGTTCGGGAAACGGCCCGGGTTCTACTCGAGCCCGCTGATCGCCACCGAGGCCCAGGCGGAGACGGTTGCCCGGGCCAAACTGCTGCGGACCCTCGGCGCGCCCTACAGCGTCGACTTCGACACCCCGGTCAACCCGGCGCTGCGCCCGCATCAGCCGATCCGGGTGGAGCAGCGTGACGGGAACCGGGAGGTCCACGTGGTCAGCAGCCTGACCATCCCGCTGACCGCATCGGAGCAGATGTCCGGGTCGACCCGGGAGAAGACGCACGCGGTGATCGGGCGGGTGGTCTCATGACCTGGCGCAGCGATGACCTGGCGTCGGTTCTTATCGGTGGGGACATGCAGCCGGTGGGCCGCACCCAGGGGATCATCCAAGCCTTCAACCCGGACACGTTCGAGAACACGGTCGCGTTCGGCGGCGCCCAGCATCAGAACCTGGTGGTCACCAACCCGGTCGACGCGTTGAGCTACCAGCCGGGCGATGTGGTGATCGTCGAGAAGTGGGCGCCGTCCGGGCGCGGCCTCGCGTCGTACGCGATCGCAGGCCGGTGGCTGGTACCGGCCGGCGGGCGGGCCGCGCAGGCGGTCGGGTTCCTGCAAACCAGTGTCGCCAAGGCGATCGTCGACGAGCTGGTCGAGCAGTTGCTGACCTCCCCTGCCGGGGTGGAGTTGGCGCAGTTCGTCAACTCGCAGCTGATCCAGATAGCGGTGGACGCCGGGCAGACCACCACGTCGTCAACAACGTTCGGCGACGGGTCGGCCGCAGGACCGCAGGTGACCGGGGTGCAGGTCAGCGCCACCGGCCGGTGCCTGGTGTTGTGGGGTGCGAGCGCCGACGCGGGCCCGCGGACCGACGGCGGGCAGATCGGTGCGAACATGTC